GAGTACGCCCGACTGGTCACGTGGATACGCACTGCTTGTCAGGAGATCCAGAATGAGCGCCGCTGGGCGTTTGATTGGGTGCGTGGCGAGGTCGATCTGAACACGCTCGATACAACGTACCCCTTGCCCAACGACTTTGACGTGTGGGAGGCCGACAGCCTGAAGTTTGGCACGGACAAGATTGAGGTTGTGTCATGGTCTGAGCTGGAGCCGGCCAGCACGCTTTCCCGTGTGGCGATCGCCCCCGATGGAGTGCTTCACCTGAACAGCCCGCCAAAAGCGGACGACATACTGCACTTTGAGTATTGGCGCACGCCGCAGGATCTGGTCACGGCATCAGACGTTCCGAGACTGCCGGTGCGCTTTCACATGGTGATTGTGTACCGGGCCATGCTTCAGTATGCGCTGTACGAGAATGCAAGCGAGGTGGCCCAGCAGGCGAGTCTTAACGAAGCCCGGCTTATGAACCGCATGATGGAGTCTCAGCTGCCCGCGATTGACCTGCCGGAGCCGTTAGCATGAACACGCCGCAATACGTCCCGCTGGGCGGCGGTATTAATCTA